GCCTGGTGTGAGCATCGTACAGCAGATTGAAGCGCAGAAAGGAGTACGCGCCGTCGAAGCCCATGTATTGCGCCGTGTTTACGCGAATATCCGTTTGCGCGATTTCGACACCGACGAGGTAACAACAAACCTTGCGGTCTCATTCCACCAGCGCGGCATTCAAGTCGGGTTCGGACGAAACGTTATCATCTGCCACAACCAGTGTATGCTATCCCCCGAACATTACGCCGCTACGTATAAGGATGGCACGAATAACCCACAGGCGTTTGATATTCCGCAGATACTCGACGTTGTAAGGTCGTGGCTCGTTGATGCGCGCCGTATCACGGTTGAGAGCGACGAAATGATTGCGAAGATGAAACGTTGCGAGATTGAGGCACAACAGATGTATATGCTGATTGGTCTGCTTACGACGATGCGTGTTGCCCACGATACAACCATAAAGGCAATACGTTCACCGAAGGATATTCCGCTTAATCAAGCGCAAATCACGCGCGTTACGGAAGATATGATGGTGGCTTATAAAGAACGGCATCGGGTAACGGCGTGGGACTTGTATAACAGCGCCACGAACCTTTACAAGGCAGGCCATACGGAAGTGCCGAACATTATTCCTGCGAACCTCGCGATGGTGGAGTTTTTAAACGAGAATGTATTATAGTATGTTTAATCAGAGGGCGTGCTTCGGTGCGCCCTCATAAAACTTTTATTATTATGGGGAAATACGAAACTAATATAATGGTGCAGTTTAATTTTTTTAAGTCGTGGACATCGATATTTTGGAATTTACCTTCCAGCGAATGCCAATTATTATTATATGCTGTTTGTTTATACGCTTTTAATAATGAAAAAATTTTTTCGTACGATGAATTGGAACATTATAGCTCGCAATTCCTCGAAAGTATAACTTTTATCTATGAAGAAATCGATAAACAACGTAAAAAATGGAATAAATATATTGGTGACTTGAAAAAGAACGATTAATTATTTTCGTCCTCTGCCGCGTTTCTTCTCTTGGGGCAATAAAGTACCCACGGGAAGAAAAACATCGCGGCAGGGGCGATTTTTCGACGAAATAACGTAACTTTGCGGCTTGGTATAACGAAACAAATATTCAATATGGGGAAAGAAAATGATTATAAAACACTATTGGCATTTGCCAATAAATTAGGATACAAATACGTTGTTGCTTTTCAAACTCCAGGGTTGGAAGGCTACTACATATGCAAAACGGAAGGAATGATGCAGCACCCAAATGGGAAATATGGCACCCCCGTAATAATTGCGATGAATGCGGAAACAAAAAAACCTTACCGTTTAAACCGTCATCAAGTAATAGAATTGAACGACCGTATTAAATGATATTATTTATATTGAGGTGCAAACATTCTTGATTATAGAAGTATTAAATAACAATTTATCAACACGGAATAATTCAAGTCCATTTTCTAATCTCGCTGTTTTAAAAATTTCTCCAATCGTCCAAAAACAATCATTCTTTCCGAGTTGCGGGTCATAGAATATAATGTTCCCATTTATTCGCTCCACACATAATGCATGTCCGAGCTGTAAATCTTTTCCATCCCATCCAAGAATATAACGACCGTTTTTTGCGGTCATATTTTTTTCTATTTTTGCAAGTGTTTCTTGGGCATTCTTACCAACAAGTTTATGAGGTTCGCAGACAAGAATTGGTCTATCTCCTTTTTCCGTTCGCCAACATTGAAGAAAATCGTTTGCGAGGTTATCAGGTGTTGAAATGGCCGTCACATTAACACCTCTGCGTCGTAACTCATTTGTAAACACACATGAAACACAATTATTTTCAAATTTAGATGCGAAAACATTTGATTTACCTCCATCCGCTTCAAAAAATGTCATCGGCTGAACATTCTTTTCTATTCCAAGAGTATCGCAAACTTCGGTTAAATTGAGTTGTTGCTTTTCTGTGAGTGAGGTTTTACCAGTATACTTTTCATCAATTACTTCATTTAATACACGATGAGTTTCGGAACGACTGCTACCTTTTATTGAAGCTCCTTTCTTTTCTATACCAAGCACCTTATTTACTTTCTCCGTATTCTCACGAAGGAAATACGGCTCTTTGCCCCGTGAGCGTGCCTTAATAATACGCTCACCGTTATTTATTGTCCACGACTGAAAATTATTCGGTACGTCATCAATAGCCCCACTGAATTTATAGTCTGACACATCTTCGCCGTTAAGAATGCGTTGCTGATAATCGAGGAACTCTTCCTCTTTGGCAAGAATGGCGACCGTGGTGCAACGGCAGAAAGGATGCCAGCCCGTGAACACAAAACTCTTGGGATAGTCGCCCTGTAAATCGTCGCAAATATCCGTTACGGGGTGATTGTTGGAAGTCTGAATGTGTTGTCCGATAACAAACGGAATATCTTTCCACCGCTCGTAATCGGCCTTATAATAGGCCATGTTTGTCTCCGTGGCCGTAACGCGAAGGGCATTCTTGTAGGAGCTGCGATACTTGCCACGGCCGGGATGATACGCGGCGGCGGCCTTCGATAAACGAAGAACCCCTTTCTCGTTCTTCACGCGGCGGAACAGCATATTCGGGTCTTTGAGGCAGTGGCGTATATCACGCGAGAGCTCGGCCGCTGATTTACCGCGTGCCAAGCCCATTTCGAGTGCCAATTCTAACTCCGTGCGTGTCTGGTTACGAATACGCCATATACGGTCGGAAAGGTTCATGCCTGCCGTCTTACGTGTAATAAAAGCATCACGCGCCGCCTCGTTCCTTACCTTCCATTCGTTGGCCACCGACTTTAAACCGCTTATCACCGTAACACTATTGATGAGCGCGTCGGTCTTTGCGTTTGCTATCGCCCAAGCCCCTTTTTCTGCTCTCTCTACGTTTAATTGCATAGAGTTGGAAATTTATCAAGCAGCGCATCAATCTCGCGTTTAACGGCAGGATATTGCTCAAAAACGAAATCCTCGGTAATCTCGTTATAATCCGCCTGCATTCCAATGAGTGCAGCTTGCTTGGATAACGTATCAAAAAGCTGCTGCACACGCTTCAGCCGTTTGCCAAGCAGTGTGCGCTGCTTTTTGTCGAAAACACCCTGTGAGAATTTCTTTTTGGTGGCCATCTTTACTCTATTACATCGGTAGGCTCATTGAACAGGTCGTTGGTTTGTTCGGACTGTATCTGACGAAGTTCCTCGTCAACATCATCCACGTATCCTGCACGCTCCACAGCGGTACGTTGCGACATGATGGCAGCGCCACCCGTGGCATTTGTTAGAATATTTACTTTCTCGCTTTCATCTCGTATCTGATACGGTGTAATGATATGCTCCACTTCGAGTGTTTCAAAGGCTCTTTCAAGGTGTGGGAACATTAGCTTTGCGAAGGCTTTAATTACGGCCACCTCACGGTCGAAGAACTCCACCCAAATACCGCTCTCATCCGTTACCTTCAGTTGACTATCAAGGAATAGCATCTTGCGTGCCTCTCCCGACATCGGCGTAGCCTTCATATTCTCCATCGACATATCGGGGAGTTGCAGGTTACGGAAGAAGTTGCTTTGTATCGTTTCGAGGTGGAACTTGATGCTATCAATGGCCTGTTCCCATGTGGCGTATTGAGCCTTTGCGTCGGTTGGATATTTCAGTACGTTACGGCCGAGGGTATCATCGTCGCGTTCTTGCCCCACGCGCACGTTTTCATCGCAGAATACCACCCAGTTCGGGCGTGCGTTCTTGCGGATATAATTACCGTTACGAGAGATAGTCCATTCGCCTTCATATACGTTATCGGATTGGTCTTCCCATACGGGTTCGGGGCGATATATCCAAACACCGTTAATCTTGCCAAGCCCGATGCCTTCGAACCATTCAAGCACGGGACCACCAGCACCGATATTCCAACGCACGTGTACATCTTTGGTGAACGTCTCAAAGTAATGCGACGTACCGAGGCCTGCACCGTTGTCGCGCGTATATTCCACGCTAAGCGCAATCAAATCGTCGTAATCATCGAACAGCGGATAAATACTATCCCCATTCATCGGCGTGAAGGTACGGCAGCGTAATTTCAACGGTGAGCGCTCGCCGCCGTAGAATGTTTCCACCTCTTGTGTGTACCATATCGTGCAGGTCTCGCAAGCGGCATATAGGTGTTTAGACCGTTGGAGGTTCAAGGCATTAACGTGGTTCTTGCGGTATATGCCTTCAATAATTTGCGCCGCGCGCTTCTCCTCGTCGTTGGCGTTGCTGTAAACGCGCTTCACGGGGATGCCGAAGATAAGCTCCGACATACGCTTTACGGCCAATTTTTGCAAGGACATTGTAAACCTTGTCAGGCGGTTTATCTTGCCACGCTTTACCTTATCCACGTATTGTTTGTCCGTGTAAACGGGGTGTTTCTTCGGGTTGTATTCCTTTTCAAGGTCAGACCACGCAGGAAGTGCAATGGTACGCTCTTTAAGGATGCCGATTATCTCGGCGGCATCGCGGTTATCTTGCAGACCCACGAGGCGTTGCTGTAATTCTTCAATCGTTATTGCCATGGTGTATGATTTTTATCGTTGGTTAATATAAATCTTCATCTGTTAGCTCATCTTCGCCCGAACGGTGATAATAGTAATCTGCGGCGTATTGTACCGCTTGCGGATGAAAGGTATTTGCCAGTGCATCGAACTCGTCGGGCGAATATCCGAGTCGAGACTTAATATCTTCTTTCGGTTCTATCACTATCCGGCCGTCGGAACGGAACGACCAGCGTATTTCTGTTGCTTCTTCTGCCAGTGTGCCACTTGGGGGCAGCATCGCCTTTGAACCGTTTGCAGGATTAAGCCATTCACGTACCGCCCAAAGGCAATACGCACGAAGGTTCGCGAAACGATATTGCGCCGTGGTGTCGGTTAAATCACGGTTTCGAGCGCGCGCCGCTTCGCTATATTTACATGAGATATAAGAGCCGAGCGGAATACGCTTAGGATGCTCACCGTGCAGTTCATCGAGGCGCGAGAAAACGCCTGCACCCTCGCCGATGGTATCAATCGACACGCAAGCCCCCGTGTGGTGTGTTATATAATCATACGCTGCACCTGCCACCTTCATATGGTCGGCCTTTCCGCCGCTGTTGTGTTTCTCTATCCGTTCAACATAATCGCCGTAACGGTCGCAGAAACACGTGCAATCGCGCCCCATACCTGCCACGTCAATACCACGAATACCGTTGCTATGTTCGCCCAAATGAAAGGAACGCCACCGCTTTTGTGCTGCCTCAATCCACGCCAACGGTATCAGTACATCATCATCGACCTTCGGGAACTCACCCAGCACCTTCTTTCGGAATAAGTCCATCGGGCGATACCACTCTCGCATGGTCTGCGCGGCAGAATTTTATGTCCTGCTCCCCACTCTCATCTTTCT